TTATAAACTTTTTTCATTTTTTTTGCAATCTGCATCTACTTTAAATTCTAACAGATCTAATATATATTTTGCGGGCTTACGACTGCCCTGTTCCCAGTTTTGCAAAGTCCTGCGCGGCATTCCGTATTTTTCTGCAAACTGTTCTTGACTTAATCCAGTTCGCTTTCTAAGTTCTTTTATGTCCATTCTTTCCCCCTTTGATTTCCCTCTGTTTTTATTTTATAATTTACAAAGCCTATTTTTTAGGCTTTGTTTTGTTTTAGCCGCCCTCTTAATCCTTTTGGACGAGGGCGGTTTTTCTTAATTTATTTAACTATTATTAAAGTTATTGTAGTAATGCGAGAGAGAGCTTCTAAAATCCAACCTTTATCCTATGCGGCGTGCTTATAGGTGTATATTAGCTAATTTTGTATAAAATCATATCTCACCTTGAATTCAAGCTACTTCCTCCTATTCAAAATTCCCGTTACTGCAACTGCGACTACAACTGCGACTATCAAATAAATCTTCATTTTGTTTACATTGATGATTTTATATGTTATATTTATGGTAAGGAGCCCCGAGGGGCTTTCCTTACCGGGTGAGTAACCAAGTGATTAGTCCACTTACTACTCCAGAGATGATACCAGAAGCTGTGTTGATTGCAAACTCTTTCAGTTTCTGGTTTTTCTTTTTTTGTTTCATCAATGTTTCCTCCTTCCTTATGTTTATATTATGCACTCATTGAGTGCATTTGTCAAGTCTTTTTATAAACTTTTTTTATTTTTTTTGCAACTTGAATTTACAATCTAAGTGCAACAAATGAATAATGACTCATTACTTCTGGTAAAATGGTGTTTGCTAAGACATCCAAATACCAGGAGGAATAATGAGTCATTACAAACATATTACACCAGAGGAGCGTGAAAAGATACTACTTCTCCATTCACAGAATTGCACAATTACATATATTGCTAACAGCATTGGAAGAGATAAGTCAACAATCTCTCGTGAGTTATCTCGTAATACTGTGGATAGTAAGTATTCTGCCATTTCAGCTCAAGCTGCATACGAAGTTCGCAGAAAAAACTGCCGTCCTAAGCATAAACTCTCGAATCCAACGATTTTTAAATATGTTCAAGAAAAGTTTCTTAATCATCAATGGTCACCGGAACAGATTTCAGAGAGACTAAAACTGGAACATGCGAGTTTTAGCATTAGTTATTCGACAATTTATAGAGCTATCTATGCAAGAATGTTTGACACAAAAGCCGAACGCAAATCGAATGGTAATCGAGGTGCAATACGGAAACTCAGACATAGAGGGAAAACTCGTCATACTAAGGAACATACTGAAAAACGTGGCAAAATAGTTATTAGCAACAATCTATCAGAGCGACCTGCCGAGGCAGATAGTCGGTCACGTATTGGGGATTGGGAAGGTGATACTGTTGCCGGAAAGAGAAATGGTCCTTGTCTCGTTACACTTGCAGATCGAAAAAGTCGATTTCTTCTATGTATGAAGGCTGAAAAGAAAACGGCCACTCTTGTGAGTGAGGTTATGATTAAATGCCTCAAAGAGCAACCATTATTCTCCATTACTCCAGATCGTGGGAAGGAATTCGCAAAGCATGCAGAAACCTCGGTAGCATTGAACAATGTGCAATTTTACTTTCCACAGCCACATCAGCCATGGCAACGTGGAACAAACGAAAATACTAACGGCTTAATTCGCGAATACTTTCCAAAAGGAACTGATCTTTCAAAGTACAGCGATGAATATATACAAAGCAAAGTGGATGAATTAAACAGACGACCTCGAAAATGCTTAGGCTACCTAACTCCTTATGAGGTTTATTATTCAACCTCGTTGCACTTGACTTGACAATTCAAGAATAAAAAAAGAGGGCCTATGCCCTCTTATCTGTAGTATTTTGCAAGTTCCGCCTGTACCTCGTTGTAGTCTACACCCGCAGCTGCCACTCTCCTTACTCGGTCGCTACCAGTTCCCCAATCTTGGCCGTAACCATGCCAAATTTGATGTGCGATTTCTGCTGCCGTCAGACTTGTGTTTGAGCCTGTCTTTTTGATGTGACTCGCTGGCATTGCAGCTGTGACAACTCCACCTCTGCCGATTACGATACGATTTGCATTTGACACTTCGATTACTTCATACTCTCCACTTACAGCAAGGCTCGTGCCGTTCACGTCAATAGGATTTGTCACTACAACCTTGTCGCCTACTGCAAAACTGTCGCTTGGAGTAACGGTTGGTGCAATCTGTGGAGCTGGCGCAGTATCTGATAGGTTTGTGTGATTAAAGCCGTTCGATTTTATCAAAGCTGGATAGTCAATATTAGCGACATTGACATCCACGCGTCCTGATACGCCAGCAACACTACCATCAGAGCTATACTGCCACATACCACATTCGTAGCTTGGTGCACTTGTTCCCCATTGCGCTAGCCATAAATCATACTGACTAACATCACTGAAGTTGACCCTTGACTGTATATAGTCAGGATTGAGGTAGTTTGACACATAGTATCCGTACTGCTCCATTCTCTTGCAAAATGCGTCAATGATAGCGGTGTTTAGTGCTCTCGTTGGAGTCACTCCACTATCACGCATATAGCGCTCTGAATCATACTCAAAGTCGCAAGCTACTGGCATATCAAATGTGCCTTTGTATCTTTCTAGCAATCCTACAAATACGTCCGCGTTCGCTTTCGCCTGCTCTTCATTAAGTGCGTATATGAACCAATACGCACCGATGTGCAACCCTGCTGATTTTGCCATTTCTACGTTCTGTGCAAACCTCTCATCCTCGTAGCCGTAGCCGTAGCCAGCTCTTATCATTACAAAGTCTATTCCACTTGCTTTGACTTGATTATAATCAATTCCGCCATTGTGGCTTGATACGTCGATTCCTCTCATTGTTTCCTCCTATTCTAGGTCCTTGAAGTCTTTAACCTCTTCAGTTTTATCTAATTTTAGTAGTTGTTTAAACATTTGATGCAGTCCTGTGCTTGCAAGGCCGCTAATTGCACCTCCCACAATCACCTCTAACGTAATTGACCATGTACTTATACATCCAAGTACCGCGCCCACGATCGCCAGTGTTGTTGGAATGTACTTGTTGTCCGAAGGCAAGTACATTTTCATCAGATATCCGATGATCAAGCATGCCACGAGAACAAGTGGCATAATAAGTTTTGGTATAAATTCAAGATTCATAGTTTACCTCCTTCTTGAATAAAAAAACGGCCTTTAAGCCGCAACGATTAACAAACTATTTAAACATTACAATTATCTTTTAACGGTAATTGCTTTACTTCATTTATGACTTTTTCCGCAGTGCCATTTCCACCAAGCTTTTTATACGGTATATATAAGTAATCAACAAGATTTTCGTATTCATCTCGCGTTATACATCCCCTTTTAATATAGCACTCTCCTAAATAGCATATGCGATCGTGCCCAAGACCGCGCATCATCATTGCATAGTCGCTCTTGCGTTCCATGTATCGCTGCACTAACATACTTATAAAGCTCCATAGTCCCGTGCTTGCGAAAACCGCGATTATAATTGCTCTTTCCATACCTGACTCCTTTACTTATCTCTCTCAATCAATTCCCAATCGCTCTTTTCAGGATTTGAGACATTTTTATCTTTCGATGATTTGTAAAGCTTGTTGTAGTAGATTACATAATCTCCTTTCTTATAAGTTTTATCTGCTGCCCAAAACTCTGCACTTTTATACCACTTGTCATAATCGCTTGCGTTTCCAAGCTCCTCTTCAATCCATAGATTGCGATCATTGAGCGGAATATTTTCATATGTAGAGTTGTGTGCCTTTAGCGAGCGATACAGCTTGTCGCTGTATACAACGTAGTGACCTGGCGGATAGTACGAGCACACCTGCCACCTTTCCACTAAAGACAATATTGCTTTTCTATTTTTTTCAAGTTTGAGCAGTGAGTTAATCAAGAGATTTAAGGACTCCAGTCTCTGCTCGTCCAGGTTCTTCGATGTATCTACTATCTTCGTTATATTTGACAGGTCCTTCTCTGCCAATATTCCGAACACTGTATTCCCATCTTCTCTTGTTGCAGTGAACGAGTATCCTCCATTGGCAGTTTTTATAATGTTCAATGCTTTCATTTATTTGTACCTCCCATAAATTCGTACGAATGGCAGCTCTTCAGGAACTTGGTTCGCTGACACCCCTCTATTTTGCATTAAGTGTATTATCTGGATTCTGTCTGTTTTTGCGACGGCACCGCATGTAAATATTCCTGCGTTGTAATGCCCTGTGACTTGTACATTGTTAACGGATTTAAACAATTCGTTTGGCAATATCAAATCTCCAATCCATCTAAACAAGTAGGGATTTACTTGTGTCATATTTACAGGCGTAATTTGCTTTATTTGACACGATGCCTCACAGGTTCCATCCGAATACTTAACCACTTCAAACTGGCCTAGCTTTTCAATTTTAATCGGTACTCTTAGTCCAAGCGTTTGTAGGACTTTACCAAGTCTTACATCTCCACTTTCTGTATTTGTAAGCAGCTTGATGACTTGTAACTCTGCGGGTTTCAAGTCGTAAGCGACTCCTTTTCCACTAAATTCCTTATTAAATCTTGTCGGTATGTCGATTTCAAATAGGTCCGGCTGCTCTGCAACTTTTCCTATTGCCATACCTCTTCCGCTTTGATTGTAGTCAACTAAAGTAAACGCCGTTCCTATTGGCATGGTATACTCAGTAGTTTCAAAGTCATCTCTAAGCGATACTTTTATTTCCCATGAATAATCTCCATGGCATGGAAGAACCTTGCTGCCCGATGTTTTAAATGTGCTCAAAACTTCAGTTTCCTGCACCCCATCATAACTTCCTTGCCTAGTCAGCTCATACTCGATTATCTTTGTATTTTTGTCATTCACATTCGCAATATCAGCACTATACTTTATGTTGACATAGTTCCCAGCTGCATCCGATTCTCCGTTTGCTTTACATCTTTCTACCTTTACACCCGTTAACACGGGTGCATGCCAATCTATTATTTGCAGTTCTTTTGTGACCGTGATTGTGGAATCTCGACTGTCTGTGATCGTTGCTTCGATTGTTATCTTGTCTTTTTGTGGAGTCAAACTTGACTCGTCCACTGATGGTGATTCTCCATTGATTTTGAGCCGTTCATCTTTTTTTGTTGCCCTATATCTGTACTCTGGCTTTACCGCTATTTTTATTTTAGATTGGTGCTTTACATACCCACCATACTTCTTGTTGCACTCGGTTTCGTCTTTGTCTTCAATCGTTGCGCTAGGCAGCATATCAGATGATGGTTTTACCGTAACCAGTGGCGCGTCAATTCGCCCAAGATTTGTACTGCCGTTAAATGTAAAAACCCTTATAAGCAATTTGATATTTGAATCAGGAAACTTGTCTTTCCACGACTCTGGAAGTGTCCACGATGTGTCGGTTTGGATTTTATCCGCTATTTTTATTAATGAGTTAATATCATTATTAACCCCAACATAGACGTCGTGTGTAAATGCAGTTGATTTTCTATGAGTATAGATGTCAAACGATTCTCCAAATGTCACCGTAGATTTTGATGTTGTCGGAGAAGATGCACGTGGTATAGTTGTTAGCGTTGCCGAATTTGACGCTGTAAGTACACCTACAACCCTCGTATCAAAGCTTGCGGATGCATATAGAGTTTTTGAACCGTCTGGGTTATGCGGAACCCAAACCCCAACACTATGTATTACCTGCGAACTTCCATTTACTCTGTAATGTCCAGAGAATGGATAGTTAACTCCATTTACTGTAAGTACCCCTGTGCCGTTAGTATGCTCTGCATAGTAACCATTTGATGCATGTACAGACAGATAAACTGCCATATAGCTTTGATTATTAACGATGTCCTGTTGCCCAGGGCTGAATTGTATTGATAGCCAATATCCCATTTTAATTCACCACCTTTAAGAAGCTTAGATTTCCGTTTTCTCGCGGGATGAACGCGAACTTACCTAGTCTAAGACTGTTTATAAACTCACCATCCACTGCGTAGAATTGTCTATTTTGCCAGTATGCGATTTCCGCTCCATTTTCTATAAATTTAATCTTGTCGTTCTCGATTTTGAGCGTAAGGGGATTACCTTCCGCTCCAAGGACAATATTTCCATTTTCAAATCTTATGTATTTGCGTATTTTCTCAAACTCTGCCGTACTTCCTGCGATTGCTGCATCAAGATTCTTGCTTAGTCTTTCGAAGTTAAAATAAATGCCCTCGGTTGTTTGCGTGATTGAACTTTTTATCTCGCTTATGATTTGATCCACTAGCATGGATCTCGACTCTACTTGCTTTATAATCGTATCTTGCGTTTGTGATATCTTCGTTGACGTTTCCTCCGAAAGCGACGACACCTTACTATTGATTGATGCATTAGAAGTCAAATCTAATGCTTGGCCAACATCCGCAGAAAGTTTATTCGCGGTAATGGAATTTGCAACAACTGTATCTCCCATAAGTCCATCAGCCGTGGCAGCTGTTTTCCAAACCCACTCACCGTTTTGCTTCTTTTCGTTAGAAATAAGCATCTTACCCGCACCGATATAAATAACCTTTGACGGATTTTGATTTATTTGTCTGTCAAAAGAATATAGCCCTGCAGGCAATCCATATTCGTTGCCGGCTTTTAAGTCGTAGTTATACCCATCTTCGCCAAAATATTGCTTAGTGATTTTTGAAAGAACCTCTTCTCTAACCGAAGTGATTCGGTTGTTGATTGTTTCTTGCGTTTTCTTGAATTCATTTCTGATAGACTCACCAAAGCTTTTTGCCACCGTTCCAAATGTAAATGTTTTGGATTCGTCCTGTACGACTTCTTTTATGATGCGTACCTCTGCAGCAAATCCTATTTCATCATCTATCACCTGAACTTTGTCTCCGAACGAGCAATCAATATTTAAATTAACAGCCTCAACTTTGTACTCTGCTTTCGGTTGACTTAACATTACGAGCTCTTTTTTTGTCGTTTCCAGTAATTTGGCTTTATCGGTCTCCTCTTCATCAACAAAGAAGCCGAAAACGTGCTTTTTTTCGTTTTCTTTTCCTACTCCATATTTTTCTTTTGCCTCAAGATTTTCGACGTATGATTTTCCATTATTTATTTCTGCGAAATCTATACGCCTTCCATATCCGCCATCTTCTTGCTCTTCACCTTTTCCAAATCCGTATAGCGCGGTGATTATTGAATCTGAAGATATTCTCCTTGTAAATTTAGTTATATTCTTTCCAAACTCAAGTCTGCTGTTTGACCTAACTCCTTGCTCTCCGATAACGAGAATCCTCTTCGTTATATCAGCTCCTGACATTTCGTATTCTGCATGCCATTCTACGTTATAATCTTGTACTACTTTACTTAGAGCTTCGAATGCAGAAATATGATAAAAGCTGTTTGTTTGCGTGTAACTCAAATCGTATGTTGGAAGGATTCTAAGTGTCCATCGTGTATCAGCAAGCAAAGATTCTATCGCTGCCTTTACATTGCCTTGTGGTCTTTTGTCAACGACGGGTACTCCTTCAATTTCTTTTAGCGATTCCTGGCAATAGTAGTGATATTCCTTAGTATCTCCGCGACTGTATTCGGAGTCAATGACGATGAATTCCAAAGGCTTTTCATTATCGTTGATGATAACTCTATATCCTTTTTCAAAATCAAGCTCACTTTCAAACTCTAGAGTTTTTAACTTCCCGATTTCTTTTGTCAGCTCATAGATTTCATCTATTGCATTGATTTGTTTTTCGTTTCTATCGTAAACAAAAATCATAGCGCTATCACCTCGCGATATGTCGTGTTTGTCGCACCATTAGTTACGAGCATTACCGTTTTCCCTTTTTCGAAGCTAAAGAACCTGGAATCCGTACTTAGTTCAACATGCTTTCCATTCTGTGTAGCAGTCTTATTTTCAAGATCTATTACAATCGCGCTTGTGGTATTAAGTGCAGTCATCTTAAGCGTATGCCCTTTACCGTCCTTAAGCATCACATTTAAAGCGCTTGGCACGATAGATATGGTTGCAAAATCTGTACTGATAATTCCTTGATTGTCTATCGTCAGCTTACCGTTCTTCTCTTCGCCGTACCACAGCCCGTCAAGGTTAACAAACGTCAATAATAGAAGCCCGTTTTTAAACACGTATTCGTCTTCTGCCTCTGCAAGAATTGCTCTACAATACTTGCCATTTTCTATAAGCGAAATAGGGCTATCAGAAAATGATAGCCCTACAATTTCATCTATTTGCTTTTTTGTTTCCGCCCTCGACAATTTATCATGAATCCTTATCTTCAGAGTTACTTCCTTTAACTGTCTTTTTCTCCCCTGAACGCGAGGCTGCCTATTTGCAATTTCGCGGTAAAGGATATCGTTTGACAGCTTGCTATACTCTATCGATTCGATTGTGCCGAACTTGTGCAACTGTGTGCCGTTTATAATAACTTCATTGTTTATCATATCAAGCCTCCAGCAAGCTTGCGTCTATTTGACTCAAGAGCAAGCCTGCGTTCTATTTCATCCGCGATTTTACGGATATCTGTATCATCTCTAACTGTCATGTTTGCAATATTGATTGTGACACTTCCGTTAGACTGCGTTGGATTAACTCTTTTGATAGCATCGTCCAAAAACTTGTCTAGTTTGTGGGTTGGTAATACTGCCTCTCTACCTGCTTCTCCGACACCTATAAGGCTAGGCTTATCAAAGATTCCACCTTCTTTATACCAGCTTACACCTATTTTAGGTGGAAACGATTTGCTCAGTGGATTGATTGAGCCACTGATACTAAAATGTGGTAAAGGTAGATGTGGCCACTTAAAGCTAAAATTGAACAATCCTTTGATTTTATCAATTGCTGCCTTTACTAGATTTGCCGCTCCGTTTATAGGAGTCATTATTGCATTTTTTATGCCTTCCCATACGTTCGCAGTTGTCTGCTTTATGGAGTTCCAAATATTTACGAATGTATCTTTGATTGCATTTAGCTTATCTCTTGCCGCGTTAACAATCGATCCAAATATTGATACCATCGTATTTTTTATCCCGGTCCAAATCGCTGGAAGTAAATTCGCCAGCCCTGTTTTGAAAGCGTCAATAATCAGCGGCAATGCTGCTATGAGCGCTTTTGCAACAACTGGGATTGCTTTCACAATTTCAATAAATAGCGTTATAGCTCCCTGTATTAATATAGGTATTAATGTAGGCATCGCATTTATGAGCGTTGTCACAAGCGATGTGAATCCTTGTATCACTAATGGTATTATTTGTGGTAATGCATTTACTATTGCTTGAAATAATGTCACAGCACCATTAACTAGTATTGGTATCAAGGTTGGCATTGCGCTTACTAGACCATTTATTAGTGTCACGAATCCCTGAATTAGCTGTGGTATTATTTGCGGTAATGCATTTACTATTGCCGTAAATAGTGTCACTGCAGCATCAATGATCACCGGCAGCATTTTTAAAATAGCATCTAACACTCGTGGGAGTAGTGCCACAATTCCATTGACTATTCCTGGCAGCTTGCCAACTATGTTGGTTATAAATCCGTTAATCTTGCCGCTCAACTCTTCTACACTTAATCCTGTCTTGGATAGTATTAATGCAAGAGCTGCGATTGCAGAGATGATTAGTATTATCGGATTTGCTTTTAAGAAACCAAAAACGCCCTTTAGTCCTGCTCCTAAACCAGGCATAATTTTAGATAATCCACTAAAAGCTAAGCCCATTTTTGTCACAAGGCCTCCAACAATAAGTAGTATCGGTGCTATGACTGCAAATCCACCACCAATTCCAGTTATTATCGCGAGCGTTCTACCACTCAAATTTGAAATTATTCCCATGAAATGACTGAATACCTCTTGGACTTTTGTTATCGCAGGAACTAAATACGCTGCAAGTTTAGAACCAATTTGCTGAAAGGCGGTCGTTGCAATAAACTTCATTATATCGATTTGATCATTAAAAGCATTTGCTTGATCTAAAGTTTCTTGATCAACAAACTTTATTTTGTTCTTTTTCATCGTGTCTGTCACAAGCTTATAGGTCTTGCCCATGTCCTCAATCATCGGATTTAATGCAGTTGCACTTTTCCCAAAGATTTGCATCGCTAGTGCATCTCGTTCCGTTTCGTTTGACATGGTTCCAAGTTTTCGGATGACTTCTTGAAATACTTCATCTTGATTTCGCAAGTGTCCATCTGCACCTTTGACATTAACCCCTAGCATGTCAAAAGCTCTTGCCGCATCCCCTGTTCCCTGCGATGCTGATAGCATATTCTTCTTAAGTTTAGTCTGCGATTTGGCCATGTCTTCAACTGATACATCTACAAGATCTGCGCTTGCTGCATATAGCTGTAGCTGTTTGGTATTTATACCCGATGTCTTTGACAACGTATTTAAGTCATCAGCTGCTCTTCCAGCTTTTACTGCTAATGCTCCTAGTCCTCCTGCGACTGCTGCTCCTAGCTTGGATAATGGTGCTAGTGCATGGCCAGCAGCTGTAATCTTTCCGCCTACGTCCTGGAACTGTGATCCAAGTTTACCGAGCGGTGATATTGCTGCTTCAGTCTTTTTGAGCTCCGCATTAAAATACTTTGCTTGTGATTCTGCCTGTATTATATTTCTGCGCACCTCCATGTATTCGCTCGATGTCTTATCAACTCCAGATGCATCTAGGCTTCTTTGCGCTTCCTTAAACGCCTCAAGTTTTTCTTTCGTCTGCTCAATTTTTCTCTTCAGTTCAATCTGCTTTTGGCCGAGCAACTCTATATTGCCAGGATTGAACTTCAAAGCCTTGTTGACAGCCTTTAAAGAGCCGTCTACTCCTTTGGTTTCGTCCTTAATTTTATTCAAGGCCTTGCTCAGCTTTGTCGTCTCTCCCCTGAACTCAATCGTGATACCTTTTATGTCTCCAGCCATCAATTACCTCCCTAGCGCATCCCAATCTGCTTGCGTTGCTTGTCGCACTGTAGGATTTGCGCCTTCCGCTTTATCCCTATCATTCATCTTTTCAAACTCGTTATATTCGATGCAGTAATCAACGACTTGCCCTATTTCCATTTCGGTTATGCCTTCATAACTTAGCCCTCTTGAAATCGCACCAATTAAGATTCCATCTGTGCTGATTTTGTTGCGGTTTCTGCTTTTGCCATTTTGACCAGGTCCTGAAGGCGCTTTAAGTTTTTTGAGCTTACCATTGATTTTGTTAGTAGTCCTGCTACCGCTGGAGCTATAATGTCAATAGGAAATTCTTCCTGTTGTTCCACCCAGTTTTCGAATGGTACTATCTCTTCTCCATTTTTCTTGCGAGCGTTTGCGTCCATCGCCCATACAATCTGCAGAAATGTAGTTAGCTCTAACCCTGCTAGTGAAAGCATTGCTGATTCCACTTTATCGGAATCCATATTTGCAATTTTTTCTTGAACCGTCTCGCCCTCACTCTCTCCGAGCATATTGATTGCTATATCTACGCCTGCTGAAATTAGCGGCAGAATGTCCGGGAGAATATCTCTCCCGAACTGCCCTCTATAAATCAGCAACCAGTTAATTGAACTATCGATTTTAATGGAATTATCCTTATCGATTTTTATAGTTTTGATTGCCATATATCCCCCTACTCGTTTTTAACAGCCGGAATGGTTGGTGCGCTGAATACTGTTTCGTAACCAGTGTCACCCTCTGCATATGAAATCTTGATAACGCCTGTTTTGTTGTCGCCTGTAACTGTAATCGGAAGTGTCTCCTCTTCAACCTCTTTGCCTTCCTCGATTGTCTTATGTTCTCTTTTAATTGCTCCTAGTGAGGCATTGAAGAAGATATGTCTCCTTCTATTCTTGTCTCCCTTCCCTTCAAACGCGAAATAAACCTTTTTTGAAACTCCTCCCTTGATTTGAGCAATCCCTCCATCAGCCATTTCCTTGAAGTTGAGAAATGTGGTTTTGAACGCGTCAGGAAATAGCGCCATGTTAAGCTCTCCCGTCATACCGTTATCATTGAAGTCGCTATAGTAGACGACGTCATCGGCAAAGAATTTTGACTCCTCTGAGTCTGCGTCTAGGCTTAGCGCTCTCATTCCTGGAACTGCCATTGATGGCCCTAGCTTTGCGGCTCCATGTTCGTCAAGTTCGTATATTCCGATGTGAAAATTTGATGTACCAAATTCAACTTTATTTTTATTCATGTTTCGTTCCTTTCTGATCTAAACTTCGTAGTAGATCACATATAAATCTTCAGACTCTATATAGACGTCTTCAGATTTCTCGTACAAAAAACCACCGTCAAGCAAAAGCTTTTCGATGGTTTCTTCCTTTTCTTCGTTTTTAGTCTTAAAATAATATTCTACCCTGTACTTGTTGGCTTTGTGGTATTTTGTATCATCAGCACTTAAAGACTTTTGCCCTGCTCCTAAATACACAATAAACGGTGGCTTTGGAGCGTTTTTAAACACTCCATATGCCACCGGTATTCCAGCTCTTTTTAGTAGATTTTGAAATGTCATAGCTTCTCCAATTCATCAAGCAACATTTGCTTTGCTGTACTCTCTGCCGGTTTGATGTGAGGCCTTGCTGCGACGCGTCCATACGATCCATATTGGTTTTTTGAAATGTGTCCTCGCTCCAACAAATGAGTCAAACTTCCTTTTTTGTTGTATACTATGGCACGACCTTGTGAACTACGTTTTAGCGTCCAGCTCTTAGCATAACCACCTTTCTTTCTCGGGCTTGTTTGCTTTAGCACATTAACTGTTTGCCGAGCCACTCTTTGGATCGCTTCATCAGTTTTCCTGTCGAGCTCGCTAGAATAATCATCTAGGATTTTACTCATTTGAACTTCAATAGAATCACGCATTTCTTTCAAACCTTTCCTTCACGGTTAGCTCTATGGTGTTTTTTGCGATAAACGTCCTGATTACATCATACAGCTTGCCATCGTATCTGATTACCTTTTGATTGTCGTAATCATAGTAGTCGGCTAAAATAAGCTTAAATTCAGGTTTTAATGATACAACTGCCGAGTTGTAAAACTCTTGCTGTCCGATTGATGTTCTTTTGCAAAATACTTCCGTCCATTCATATCCTGGTACTTCATTTAAGTATTCATCTTGCGTCAGTGTTTCTCGCCCCAACTCTGCTATTTCGTTATACATTATCTGACCTCTTATTTTTCCTCAATCCATCTGCGTGGATTTCGTAAGCTCTATGATACTTGTCAATGAGCCGTTCATCTTCTGTCATTTGCCAAAGGCAATAAATGCAAATTGCCCTATTTACCAGCGCATTATCTTTATCATTTACAACATCTTTTGCTACACCCATTCTTATTAAGTCCATTTCTGCTGCCGTGATTGTTGATTCAATTTCTGCATCTAATTTGTCATGCCTTATTCTAAGACTGTTCTTGACAGATTCCTTTCTGCTAACCATTGATTATACTCCTTGCTGCGCCAAAAATTGACTTATTATCTCCGATTTTAGTGTCGCTAGGATGCCATAATGCCTCTCCCCTGCTATCTTTTTGATCTGCTCGATAGTCAGTGCGTTAAGTTCCTGGTGCGTGTACTTGTGCGCACTACCCGCCAAGGCGGCAGGGGGAGTTATTCCCCCGGCTTAAATGTAACCTTGACAAACGCTTTTGGATTCTCAAGACCACCATCAAAGATTTCATCACCTGTGATGATTGTATTTGCTGTCTTTGCTTCGAGTGACTGGAATATTTCAAGAGGTGCGTGTGTATTGGCAAGCAGTGCACCCTTGACTCCGAAGTATGCTACGTTGTCCGCAAGATTGCTGTCTTTTTTTACAGTCGCACCATAAATCCTGCCCTGAACGATAGGATCTGCCATAGGACTTGGAATAAATGCCTTTGTGCCATCTCCGTCCTTGATTCCTGCTAGCCCTGTCCATATGGTCTTTGAGTTCGCATAAACCACAACTTCGCCATCTGCATCAATAAGACTCATGATTGCTCTGATTGACTCATCAGAGTATGTCTTCGCTGTTAGGATATTTGTCTCCGCTATGCCCGAGTGGTCTACTTTTGCGGCTCCGGAAGGTGCTTCATTGTCGAGTCTTGCGATTAGGACCTTTTCTTTTGCAACCCTAATTCTGTCTGCTATATGCTTCACGAGCCAGTCCTCGAATGCATCAATGCTCTGGAACTTCATTTTTCTCGTGATTGTGACATGCTTTTTAACCTCGACACCTGTTAGTGGAATCTGGATAAATGCATCCTCTTCATCCTCATTTGCTGTGCCTTCAGCAACACCAGTTGCATCTCCAGCTTTAATTTCTGTGTGTCTTACAAGTGCAAAACCCTCCTCAATTCCTGATGGTGTAGCATCATCAAGGATTGGTGAATCGCTGCGTACGAGATCTGTAATCTTATTTACAACGGTTACAGGCACAACTGCACCTGTGTTCGCGGTTGTGAACGTAAATGCACGTGTCTCCTCTTCAGTTAGTTTTCCAAAGAGATGGTTGCCTCTCTGATCAACTGCAATGGTCTTTAGCCATGCTCTGCGATATATATCGCTGTCAGCTCCCTGAGAATCAGGTTCTACTGGCAGATTTCTTTCGATGATTGTCGCTCCACCCTGCCCGGAATTGATCATCTCAGCCTCTTTAGCTCTTTGTTCTAGCTGCATGAGTTCTTTTTCTCTCTGCTTTAGTTCCTTCATTTCATCGATGAGACCTCTCACCTCGTCAGCACTTTCGCTCTTTGCTACAAGTGTATCAATTTCCTTTAATCTTTCTCTTAATTCCTTTAGATTCATTACTTTTCCTCCATTTTGATTTTTTCATAGTTATATTTTTCGCGAGCTAGGCTTGCCGCCTTGATGCTTTCCGCTTTGCGTAATTCGCTTTCCGCTGCAAACGCATTTCTCGCTGATATTTCAGTAGCATCGTATGCCGGAATATCAACAACTGATACATCGTACAGTTTGTCAATTTCTAAGATCTTTCGCAGAACCTTTTCTGTTCCTGTGTCTTCATCTTCCGTGATCACATACTCTGACTTTCTGACTGTAAATGCAAATGACATCTTATCGAGAATGCCTCGCTTGATGTCTCTGTACAAGCTCTTATGACCTTCGTCATCTTCCCAAAGCTCAGTCTCCATGCTGAGCCCTTTATCATCTTTAGATAGCTTTAGGCTATCATTTCTCGTCCTTGCAAAGACTCTTCCGCAATGATTCATGTTGAATATAACATCTGACATATCAGCATCATCAAGAGCCTTTGCATCTATGGTTTCCCATATTTCCGAATTCCTATATTTGCATATTAGAGTTTCGCTGTTAAAGACAATAGGTCTGCCCTTGATTATCATTTGCTCCTGGCCTTCGTTTGTACCTTCCCTTGTTTCAACATTTCCGATGTTAAAATCTCGGAACTGTACATGTTTGTCTTCAATAAGACGTTTAATATTGTCAAGTTCTGCCATTTAATTTTCCTCCTCTTCACTCTCTTCATTTTCTACAGTTTGAGTTCCGACTGGAGCTGTATCCAGTCTCCTTATAGGTTCATCTCCACCTTGTAATGGTGGCAAGTTCAGCGTCCTTCTCCATTCGTTTGGAGTCATTGCTCCTCTATCTACCATGTTCCACAAATTAAGCTTTTCGGTGGTAGACATAAACTGGATTGTATTAGCTGAGAATACGATATAATTGTCAAATCCTTTTTCACGCTCGGTAAAAACCTTGCTTGTAAGCTCTATGGATAATTCCATCAAAAAAGGTTCAATACGTGACTCGTAGAACGCCTGCATTTCCTCCGGAGTCTGCTTTGCCATCAAGATGCTATCGTTAACTCCGTAATATCTCATGATGTTTTCTCGGAATTCTTTTATATTTGCGTAATTGCTTACCTGCGGACTTGCCTTCAGTTCCTGATATTCGTACGAGTTGTCGATTGCTGCAACGCCACCCTCGTTTGAAATATTTAGATAGTCCTTTACAAAATCCTCTTTGACTTGCTTTAAATCTCCAGGATCAAGCATGGATTTTGTTGTCTTTAAAATACCTCTCAAATTTGCAGTACTCTTTATCATGTTCGAGAGGCCCTCATTTGAGGTGTTAAGCATTTCAAGAGTGTTTAAAATTGGCGAGTTATTATCTCCTGAGATGTCATTTTCATTGTAATCCTTTCGCAGAACCGCAATGTCGTCCCAGTGAAAAGTAAAGTTCCTGCCTGATTGAGTTTCGAACTTGATATACAGGTTATTCGTCGGACTTAATACTCCTTCGAATGATGTGTACGGCATCGGATAAAATCCAATAACCTTATTTCTGTCGTCGCGAATGATGATTATAAAAGCTGTATTTTTAAGTTCTAACATCGTACGGACCTTAGAAAGAAACGCTACTCCGTTCATGTACAGATTGGGGCGGTCTCTTAATATCCGCTCTAAACGTTTATCAGAGGAATTTGCCTCTGCCTTTGATGTGTGATAGGCTATCGGTCTTATGCACGATCTGACGAGTTCCGATTCCCACTGATTGTTTCCAAACCTCGAGAATATTGCTCTATAGCCTCCTATTTCAATAAATTCTCGTAGCTGAGATATTTTCTTTTTTGCCTTTCCAAAAAAGTTACTAAAGAAGTTCATTTTACCCCTTTCTTGCGACATAGCGCATAAATTCCTCTTCATGATTTTTTAAACAGGTGTAAGCATTTAACGCTGACACGGTTCCGTCTATTCGTCTGTTGTTTTGTAGTTTAACAGGCATGATAGACTCTATATTGTCGCTATTACGCGTTTTAACGCCTGTGTTTAACAAGCAGTATAAAAACATAGGATTGTTTTGATATACCACGTTTTTTGCTTCAAATTCTGCTCTTAGCTGCTTCATTGGATATGTCCACGTGTACGCCCCTTGTGCAATTTTTTCTAGCTCAAATCCGTAATTATTTATCATTTCGTCAGCCCAATAGCCGGCAAGTGCTCTGTCATATCCAATCCAAAGAGGTCTTATGTTATGCTCTTTAACCATCTTATAAAACCATAGACTGACCTGCGAATAATCAACCTGCGTTCCTGGAGATACTGTGAGCCAACCTTGCTCTGCCCAAAGCGTATATGGTGCTTCTGGCTCTTCTTGACTCATAACATAATCAAGTCTCTGTTGCGGCAAGAAATATTGCTGCAATAGATACTTTTTAGGATCATCTTTTTTGCAAACAATAAGACTTGCACACGTAAGGTCTGTTGTTGCTGATAAATCGCATCCACCAATAGCATATGAATTTTCAAGATATTTCATATCTGCAACCTCTTCATTTTGTGCAAGTTTCGGTGTTAGCCATGCCGACTGATTGCTTTCCTGCGCAATGTTAAAATCTTTGGTTAGAACCGTCGCTTTGTATCCAGGATCGTTTTTTGCTTTATTTACTGAGTCCTCTAAAAATTCCTTGCTCTTTATTGTTCCCAGACCGGGATTTGCCATAATCCAATACTTCGGATTAGTCCACTGGCTTTCATTTTCTAGCGCGTAATATAAAAATAAAAAGCGATCGTCTTTTGCATCGCCTCTTAATATCTTTTTGCCGTATTCAACTTGTGCATCAAATATTCCTTGTCTTACAAAGTTGTTTGTCGAGATTGCCCACAGCATTGGCTGTTTCCTCGCCATGCTTGACTGAGACTGCTTCATGTCATCATATGGACGTCTGCTTGTGAGCGCTCCCAGCTCGTCAACAATAACGCATGATGCGTTGTATGAGTCGAGCTTTTTTATATCAGTCGCAAGAGGTTTTATTATGCCAAAATTCCCTCTGCAGTATAAATCAAATCCTCTCGGTTTTATATGCTTACGAAGTGCAGGTGATTGCTGCACCATATTCCTTGATTCTGTGTACCCCTTCTTCGCTTGGTCCAGCTTTGTCGCTATAAAGTATACCTCCGGAGCTCCTTCGTCATCGTTTATTAGTGCATCAAGTGCAATTGCTGCAGCTTCTGTGGTCTTACCGTTCTTCCTGCCTTCAAAGCAGTTTACCTCTCTGTATTGCCTTAAATTATCATCATCGACCATGCCATATGCTGCTTCGAATTTTGCTTTTTGAAAGAGCTCAAGCTTTAACGACGCTCCTTTGTCTCCCTGTGACTGCCTGCAAAACATCTCCATGAAATCAATGTGTCTATTCGCAATATCTAAGTCAAGATGAAACCTATCAGGCTGAACCACTCTATTTGCTAAAATCTCATACTGTCTTTTGATAAAATCGTTAGCCAATATTTCCCCTGAAAATATAGCATCTGCATACTCGATAATATAACTCATCGCCTCGCTGCCATGAAAGCAAGAAGTTCATCTTGCTCAGCGCTTGTCTCCCCTCTGCTTTCTGCTAAAGTCTTTATAACTGTGTTGTAAGATTTTATCAAATTGTTGTAGACGTCTACCGCTGCTGCCTTTTTATTCCCATACTGATTTTCGCCATTTTTATATGTCTCTATGATGCCATCTCGCTTAATTATCTCTTCACATTCGATTAATTCTGCATGCAAAAAAGCTGCTCGATCTATTAACGATGTGACGATATCATTATCTGCACCCAATATTTTTCTAAGTCTTGTTCGCTCGCGTTTTCTAACGCTTTCTCGTTTTTTCTCGTCGTAAATCTGTATAAATTTTCCCAAATGACCACACCCCCCTCGTGTGCGCGTTCATGTTTACATCTGTCCCTCTCCTCCGGTCCCCCTATGGACACTCCCCTTATTTTTTGAAGGGGGGGTTATGTGTTCTGTTCTGTAAGTTTTTTAAAGTATTTATCAACCATCTTGTGTTCGTAATCTTTATCCATGCGTTTGTTATCATTTGCAACTCGCTTGTGGCATTCTGCTTTGCTAACTTCTAACTGAATTACTTCCGCATCTAACCTCTTTGCTAATGATTCACGCTCGAATTTATTTGGAAGTGTTGCTGCAATCCATACATGCTTACAGTCTATCAACGAGTCTCTATCTGCTACCAATCCATAAAGATATTCTCTTAGATTTAATGCTAGACCTGTGAGGTTGCTGTACTTGCTTTCTCGCGGTTGCCCTAGTGCATCTTTAATTTTATCTAAATCTATAAGCAGATCTCCTGGTTCTTTGTGTTTGCTGATGTATGTGCTCTTGCCTGCCGCTGGTGCGCCTGACACTATGTAAACCTTTGTGAACTTCATGACACCATTGTCGTAGTAATATCCATTCGTTAGTATCTTATCGACTCTTTCATTTGCGTGTAGTTTATGTCTGTGCTCGGCAAAGTGACAGTCTTTACAAAGACTCTTCAGGTTATCTAGGTTTAATGCGACTCTTGAGTCCTTTATATTTTCAGGTGTTAGCTCAATAACATGGTGTACCTCTTCAGCAGGATGCATACACCCAGTATTTTGACACATGCCACCATCTCTTATCAGTGCTGCTTCTCTAGCCTCCGCCCATGCTTTTGATTTGTAAAACGCCTTAGCCCATGCTTTTGCCATCTGTTCTCCATAACACAAAAGGCAGCCGTGCCCTTTGCCGACTGCCAATTGTGCATATAATTTCTTAAGAAAGGAGTGAATTATCATTTCCTCACACTGTCATAATAATATATATTTTTTCTCCCGGTGTGTCGCATTTGCTTTAAATAAGCTTTAAGCCTTCTGCAACTTTTAGGATAAATTTTGACTTATAATGACCGTATGTTGCACGCTCTGCATCGGCAGGATAGCGGTCTCCTCTAATGATGTTATTCCATATGCCTTTTCTGTATTCTTCTGGAATCGTTTTTATAGCATCGTCAATCACTTTAATCTTGTCGATGTATATAGCTCTTCTCTGCGCCTTTATATAAACTTGATCTATTATATCTCCGCTCCGTGGCATCCCGTCAGGTGGTGCGGGTGATTCATCTAAAATATCCTGCGCGTTCTCTTTCATGCGAAAATAGTCTCTTATCTGCCAGAGTGTTGTATGATATACCGCATTAGGCAAAATATATTTATTATTTTTCTGTCTCTGATAATCTCTTTTCATATCGCGTCCTTTCTGTGCATGTTAAAATTCCTCGAATAAATCGAGTTGGTCATTTCGTATCGTCCTTTGAGATTCAGCCTTTACTTTCTTGCCTCTTGGCCAAACCTTATACTTTCTCGGTGTGTCTAATGCAATTTCGACATACTCTAAGTGCTCAACCTTTGTGAAAGGGTGTTCGTATCTTCTCACGCTATCTTGGTCGATGTAATATCCAGGCATTGGCTTAGGATCATCAAACAGCTCAGCGCCACTTACAAATTCCCTCTTCACTATCGGCTTAACCAAATTTCTTGAAGTCGAATATCTTCTCTTGTGTGCACTCTCTTCGGTTCTGAATGTCTTCTGCGTTTCTTTGATGAGATAGCTCGCAAGCCTGCAATAGTTTCCTGTCTTATCCAGTGCAGACATCTTTATCCATCCTTTTGACCACAAATCATTTACAGCTTTTACATTCACTGTGTTTATAACAAGATGATGATGTATCCTATGGTTTTCGTATTCTGTTACAGCGATATACTTTAGCTCAATGTCTTCTTTGCGTAAATCACGCCTCAACTTCTTCAAAAAGCATTCCAAGTCTTTTTTTGCCTGAATGTTACTTGGTGCTTTATCGCCATAGGTTAGTGTGAAATGTCCACTGCCATAACCAAAGTTTGCAGCGAGCAATCTTCTAAGATTTCTCTCAGCTATTCTGTCATTATTCTTTTGTACTTTTTCAGAGCTGGGATTAACTCTTTTACCACGTCTTCCTCTATGGTTTCCCGTAGGTAATTTTATTATGTGATCTATCATGCGACCAGCTACACATGTTTCTCTTATAATTTTCTGCTCAGCCATAATTTCCTCTTCAGCGATTCCCTTTTACTAATACTCTTATCAAGCTCGAATGCGAGACTTTCACTCGCGATGTTTTTCTACATATATATATGTAGTTTTTTATAATGACATTTTGAACTTATCACACATTGCTATAACCTGTATTGCTTCCATAGCCGCATTGACTGCACGGCTTCTTATTCTGTCAACTCTCTTCTTTTGCACGTCTATATCTTCATCTCTTCTTATGTAAAGCCACCAAGAGTTCATTATCTTTTCTATCTCATTCGACTCTTCCGCGAGTTCCTCGGCTTCTTCAAGCAGCACTGCGAAACCTTCGTGGCTGCTGTGGAATAGTGAGAACTTTTCATTTGCGGATTCTAATTCTTTTCTCGCAAGTATTTCGATTTCGTTTCTCATTTCTGTTTGTTCCTTTCGTACCATTTTATAGCCCTAAAGGGAAGCTCTTGCTCCCCTTTAATCTTCGTATATGATTTTCATTCCAAGTTGCAAGGCTGTTAATCTTTCTATACATGCACCCTTTGAACCTTCCCAGTTTTTTAACATATATATTGCCTTGCACATCTTTAGTAATCTTAGATCTATGTCCATCATTTCATCATACGTCAGGTTTGCACTTTGATATGCCGACTCAAATCTCATTGGATTAACGATTCTTTCGTATTCTGCTTCAAGCAGCTTTTCAGCTTTTTCAAATGCTGCTCTTGCATCTTCCTCCTTAAGTCCTGTAATTGGACCAGAGAGATAAACGCTGCTGCATGCATTACATTTCTTTGCTATCATTTTGTTACTCCTGAGCTCTGGTGTCTCATATATGTTGCCAATTATTAACGTATTTTTTACGCCACCGTCTCTATTCAATGCATATAGGTTCCAACAAAGATTATTGCCATATAGTATGGCTTCTCCTAGTTTTGTTATCACTTCTCCTGTTACGCTTATTGCGTCATTTCCATAGCGCAATATATCTCCCTCGAATATTTCTACTCCGTTTTTATCTTTTAGCCCTGTTGATTGCATTAGAACCGCGTCTGGATATTTTCCTGTAATCAATAGTGGTCCGTATCTGCATTCTGAATCAACCTCGATTTCACATGTGATTACATATGGGGTTATGTCTATTTTCGCAACCCTCTTCATTTCTTTTGTATTGACGCACCACGCTCTATATTTGTTTAGCATCTTATTGATCTCCTGACTTTATATTTTTCATGCTTAAGAATCTCTCGAGCATGCCCATAAGTTCCTCTTCAGCTAACTTGTGCCCAGATGTTCCGATAGCTGTTACCATCTTGGGTTTCTTTCTACTTGCATAGACCTTTTCGCCCTTTTGATAAACGCTCCAGTTATCATCAATTGCTACTCTCATGATTAGCCTCCTTTAAGATATTGTTTTGCTTTTTTATCTTCAGATAACATCCGAAGCATACGGTGATTTCCTCTTCGCCCATGTCTGTGTAAAATGCATTATTATGACTAAGTTTCTTTCCACACAGAGCGCATCGGATTCCCTCTTTCTTATCCCTCATTACTTGCCGCCTTTTCCCTTTTCGCTAATAAGCGTAAGTATAACCAGTGTTGCGCAGATAACTATTGTTATTTTTAGTGCCATGTCTATTCTCCTTTTATAATCTCTCAATCTGATTTAACATTATCTGTTTTAAGGCCGCTTTCATTTTGTCACCCTTGTCTTGATCCTCTGCAGCTACTTCCTCAATAGAATCCAAACAAGAATTGAACGATTCTTGTAGTAAATCAGACTTAACCTTGAATATCGCAAGTGCTTTATTCTCGCTATTTGCCAGTGCTGTTTGCAGCTTGTATATGACATCCTGTGATTCCTCGTACTTTTTTGTAATGTCCTCTAACGACTTGCTCGTCTTTGCTTCAGCTTCCTTTTGAGCTTCTGCTTTGGCTTTACTGATGGCTTCTTCAATTTTTTTATCGCTGCTATTCTTTTCTGTTTTTAACTTTTCTTTTGTTTTCTGGAGGTTTGTCTCCGCAGCTTCTAGTTTCTTCTTTAGCTGTTCGATTTCCTCTTCAGCTTCAGATGTACTTTGCGAGTTTTCCTCTTCAGCTTTTCTTTCAGATTCTCTTCTAGCTTCTTCGAGCTGCCTTTTTAGAATTTCTATCTCTTCCTCCATGTTTGCCTGCTCTTCTTCCGTTGCTCTTGCATGTTCTTGTGCTGTTTTCTTTTCAGATTTTAACCTGGATATTTCGTCTTGTAGTTCTCTGACTGACATGTCGCTAGCACCTTCTTTTATGACCTCTTCCGCTACATCCTCCGGAGCGGCCAAAAGTGCCCAAACCTTTGAAATTCCCAAATCCGTAAACGTTTGCGTTTTTGAAAAAATGCTATTTTCATCCTTACATTTTTGAGACCAGCGCATCATATTTTCGGCTTTTCTTTTACTGAATGTCAGGTTGTCCTTGCACCACGATTCAAACTCACCATGTGCTAATCTGCCTTTTATTTCTATAAGCCTTTCGCCCGCCTCTGCAGCAAGTTGCAATCCTATACTGCCAATCGTCTCCATTTGTTGATAGATTGTGTTGACCTCTATTGTCAGCTGCTCTGTCTCTCGTTCTTGTATGCTTGTGATTTCTTTGTATTCTGTTTCTACAATATTCATTACGATGCCTTCTTTCTCTTTTCTTTTGAATTAACTATATGTTTGAACCAGTGATTGCAAAACGCTTCTATGTCGTCTGACACAACCGCGTTGTACTTGCCTCTGAGCTGTATTATTCTTTTCTTATCCTGACTTAGTTCCAATGTCGCAAAGGGCTCATCAGGTTCATTTATATTTCTTACTGTGAATATGTAGCATTTTTCAGCTACTACCTTATCTCTATAAGTAGCAACACAGTGATGCATCTTCATTCCTTCAGTATTTAATTCTGCTATGCTATCAACTGGTCTTATGACAAGATTTGCACTTGAGTATGTAAGCTTCTTTATTTTCTTCAGTATTTCCCTGTACCCCTTCTCCTGAAGTTCTATCTGCTTCCGTTTTTCCTCATCTCGTCTTTTATTTATTTCATCTGTTAGCTTTGCATGTGCATCTTTTAAGCTTTTAGGATATAAATAATATTCTTCTAGCGGATATTCCAGTTCTTTTAATTGTTCTAAATAGTCTTTATAGTCGTATAGGATGAATCCATGCTTGGCGAGTTTCTTTTGATTGGTTATATATTCACTTATCTTTATCGGATTTTCTTCCTTTTTGAAATAGCTTAAACAGTCGCCTACACATGAAAATGCTGAATAAAATGCTTCCATATTTTTCTTCGATATCTTTGCTTGATATTTTTTTAGGAATTTGTAAGTTCCTATGTCTTCCGTGTTCTTATATCCCCATTGATTCAACTTGCTTAGTTCAGTTTTTGTAACGCCTAGCATCTTCTCTAGGCTATCCCCTCTCCAATTTACTTTGATATAATTTGCTTGATTATAGATGCGGTCTTTTATTATTCCCTCATATCCTAGTTTCTTGAGATATTCTGCTTGTGGATATTTGCTATAGATATATATAAGTTTCATTAGATGACTTTCATCACATGCATCGCGGATTCCTATGCTCGCGTACTTAAGAAATCCATTAGACAAAGCATCCTGAACGCTTTCATGCATCAAGCATCGATATCTCCTTAAATCAAAAGGGATAAAAGTTCTTATTCCTTTTCCCTTGTCTTTTCTAAAAGATGCTGACGGATTTTGAGCCCACCAATCTTTATACCAGGCTTCTTGTTTGTCTTTTGAAAAATACAGGACCTCGTCCACAGCCATCTCTGCCTTTACATTCTTTATGTAAGCCCAGTTGTCTTTTTCGTATTTATAAAACACATCGACCACTGCTATCCTAATATCCGTATCTGTGTAAGTTGCAAATATCAGCGTTCTATCAACAATCATATTGCGTGTATGTGGCCATGTTGCTCTGAGTTTCCCACAACAAGGACAAGTTTCATAATCATCTGCACGATATCTATTTAAGAACTTATAATCTTTGCCACAGTTTAGGCAGTGTGCTTCTTTCTTAAACCTGTTGTAAATAATTGGGTAGTTTATTTCATCATTCAGGTATTGTTTTAGTTTGGTTGGCCACTTGATGCTATACGGCAATTTTTGTTTCTCTTTAACAAAGTCCATGACAGCCTCCTTCAGAGTAACTCTGTGATGTCAATGACATTCGTTGTGTTCTTTGTTCTCTTGTCCTCTTCAGTGATTTCATAGTAAGCTTCAGCTTTTTCAAAACACTCTTTGTCTGATATGTACGCACCGCTTCCTGCTGCACACTTTGTGGATCTGCTCTTTGCTTCTTTCCACATATCCTCACAAAAAGCCTTTAGTGATTTATTTTCAGCTAAAAGCTTTGTTGCTACTGCATCCGTCTTGCAGATGTCAGTCAAGTGTTCCTCAATCATCTGCGAAAATGCATCTTTTATTGATAGTGCCTCTTCAGTGATCTTTGCGATTGCACTATTGATAAGTTCTTTGTTCATTTCTCTTTCCTTTCTTATTAATGTTAAAACTATATGTATTTAAAACCCTGTTCTCTTAATCTCTCTAACCTGTTGAGCTGCGATATGCAGTTTCTCTCTTCGTTTAACAATATGTTGCCTTTTTTCGGTTGATTGTTCTTGTACTGTTTTCGAGCCGCTTGCTCAAGATATTTGATTCTACGATTTAGACGTTTAACCTCTTCATCAATGATGATTGTTTTATTGACCATATGCCATGTGCACCTGAATGTTTCTGCGTCATACGTATCACAGCTTTCGCAACAGTGTACACAAATTGCTTCCCCTTTTAATTTTGGACACTGTCTCATTTCTCGCGGATTGGGTTTGCCACAAGCAGGGCAATCAAATTCATTGCATCTTTTATTCATTTCGGCTCTTTATTTTTCTTCCGTCTTGAAGCACCATTTCGAAATTTATCACTCCGTGTTTTAGTCGCAACCTTCTTATCATCATTGCGATTTCTCTTTTATTCATAGAATTTCTCGTGTTACCATCCGGTACACTTTCTATCATTGCTGTCTTTATCATTGTTCCCCCTTATTTTGCTGCGTTTAATATGCGCTCCGCATATTGCTTTCCATCGTAGATGTTTCCACTGTTATAGACGCTTAGTGCATCTTTATAATTTCCGTACTTGTTTAGTAGTTCCGACAATATGTCACAGCCTACTGTGATGTTTTGTTCGGGATCATATAGGCTAGTTACTCCAAGCCTCTTCATTCTGTCTTTGTGCCAATGCTCCTGGATCTGCATGAGTCCAACACTTTGTCCATTATCGCCTTCAGCTGATGCGACCCATCCGCTCTCCTCTTCAATTATTGCTTTTACAATGTCCGGATTTAATCCATACCACTTGGCCATCTTATCTATGTGATCATTTATTTCAAGCTGAGCTACTGGTACTGGGTCAGGCAAATCCTTTGTATAGACTTCCGGATTGTCTATAGCTGTGGCTATGGCATTAAGTCCAAGAACTATCATTATTCCTACAGTCAATGCTGCTATTTGTTTAAACATTTTCACTGTTTTCTCCTTTTCCGTTCATAGCAACCTTATTTTTACTTCATTGAGATAACCTTACTTTCCCTTTTCGTGGTATAATTTTCTTGAATGTACAAATATTTCAATTTAACGAAAGGAAGATTACTTATGAACTTAAAATTTAACGCTTCTTTATTCTCATCCTCTAATAATTATGAATTAGAACCAGTCGAAATTACTTTAGAACTTCCTAAACACTGTCCTTTCTGCAATACATCTGTTTCAAATGAGCCTATTAAAACAATCGTTTATCACAAAAAATATCTTCAAAATCTAGCCTATTCAATTCACTATTGTCCATCCTGTAATGATATTTTCTTTTCTTTTGCATACATTGATGAAAATTCAAGATATCCTTACTCATATAATTGTGTATGTACTTTTCCGAGCATGCAGACAAATAATCAGTTTGCAGATTCTATAGCTGCAAAATTCCCTAACTTTATTAGGATTTATAATCAATCATTGAAGGCTGAAAACGATAGTCTAAACGATATTGCCGGAATGGGATTTCGAAAAGCATTAGAGTTCTTAATCAAAGACTATGCAATTTTACGCAACCCTGAAAAAGAGGACGAAATATCCAAAATGAGTTTATCTAGTTGTATCAACACCTATATCGATAATCCTAAATTAGTTACTCTTTCAAAAGCATCTTCATGGTTGGGCAACGATCAAGTTCACTATTTTAAAAAACATGATGATTATGATACTGTTCATTTAAAATCTTATATAGAGGCAATCGCTTACTATATCTCTTGTGAATTAAGCATTGATGATGCTTCTTCGCTTATATCTAAATGATTTCCTGACGTATCCAGGGTTATCTCAAGATGAAAACATGCAAGCTGGTTAATTGTTTTCTGCAATTGATCGGCTTCTTTTTTTGCTTTCGTAATTAGCTGGTTGAATTCTTCTATGTTCTTTACATCAATCTTTAATATTCCTTTAGGTTTATCATCGATAAAATATCCGTTCACGTTTTCCTCCTATACTTCGTAAATTCCTTCCGCTGCCATTTTCGCAGCGACTTCAGGAATATAATATTTTCGTCCGTACTTTCTGCATCCGTACGTGTACTTTCTCGCCGATGTTGCTGATTGGTACCCGAATACTTTTGCCACCTCGCTGGTTGTAACATAATCACACCAATCACCTACTACCTTATGTAATTGTTCCTCGGCTCTTTTTGTCCGTGATTCGAGTGTCATGTTATCTCCTTTGTGATATAATCCTATTTAGATGGAGGTAATTAAATTATGTTTATACGTTTCAAAATGCGTTCCGCACTTAAAACTATCAAGGCTTCTAGCGTAATCGCTAATGATGAAATAATATCTAGCTTTGATCCAGATGTATTGTCTGCTTTAGAGGCTAACAATTGTATTGATATTCGATATGCTGACAATGGACCTTATTGCATCTACTATCGCAATGAGGCTATTAATTATATTCTCGCCCGATCCGAAGTCTGGACTAATCGTGTGTTGGGCTTTCTTTTAGGTGTGATTTCTAGTCTTGTTGTGAAATTCATATTATCCCTTTAGTTCTATTAGAGTTATAATCAAGAATGTTAGGACGAAACCTATGAAATATGATGCGAGCCAATCTTTCATTTTATGTTCCTTTCCGTTATTGTTACGTAATCACAATAGGCTGATTTTCTTTGATTTTAGCCTTTCGATATATTTATCTAAGACATATTGAATTACTTCATATGTTTGGGCTTCATCTTCTAAAACCATTTTCAAAGCTAAGCTAATAGCATGCTCAGCTTTTTTTATTTGTTCTGCTTCAATAATTAGTCCACTGGGCATTTCGGTGTAACATGGTGGTTCCCAATCTTTCATTTCTTTCTCCCTTCTTGTTTGTGTCACATTGTGTGACAATTTTCTCCAAAAAAAATTTCTCCTACTGTCATATTGAAATGTTTGGCATATTTAATTTTAATTGCATCCCTAGGGATTCTTTCTCCTTGCTCATACATTCCTATAGTAGATGGTTTGATTCCAATTTCCTTTGAAAATTCAGCAATTGTTTTATCTCCTCTTAGAGTTCTTAGTTTTTGGCCTATTTCTTTGCTGTTCATCACTTTTCCTCCTTTGTTTTTTTGATTATATCATTTGTCACGATATGTGTCAACACGAATTGTGTTTTTTTGTCTTTACTTTTTCCACATTGTGTGTTATTCTAATTGTGGAGGAAATAACATGGATCATTCATTTAAAAGCAGGCTCAAAGCCCTTAGGACATCAAAAGGAATGACTCAAGACGATTTAAGCGAAAAATTAAAAATATCACGAAGCACTATAGGAATGTACGAACGTGGCAATAGGCAACCTGATTTTGATACTTTAGAATTGATTGCCGACTTCTTCAATGTCGACATTGATTATCTACTTGGAAGAAGTGATAAAACAACATATATCCCTCGACCTGATTTGGGTAATATCTCAAATTTATCCTTCCCTGCAGCTCACCCAGTGCCAATTTTGGGCGACATTTGTGCAGGAAACGGCATTTTCTGTGAAGAGAATTTTGAGGGATATTTTTTCGTTGACCAATCTATCAAGGCAGATTTCTGTGTTCGCGTACGTGGTGATAGTATGATTGATGCTTGCATCTCTGATAATGACATCGCTTTTATAAAAAAGACTTATGATTACAAAAATAACTCAGTATACGCTGTGCTACTAAACTCTGAATGTGAAGCTACTCTAAAGAAAGTATTTTGGCAAGGAGATACAATTTTGTTGAGTCCATGTAACTCAGAATTTGAGCCAATGATTGTTGACGCTTCAGAGGTGACAATCTTGGGTGAATGCGTTGGCGTATTCCACAACATGAAATAAGTACATAAATTTTGTTATTCGTTTGGCAATCAAATCAGATTGCTTTATGCAATAAACTTTAGATGTATATGTTTTTATTAAGAAAGAAAGGAAGTAAATAAAATGAAAACATGGAAATTAGTATCAGGTATTTTGTCAATTATCCTAAGTGTCTTTGTTACTTTTCAGTCTGGTATGGCAGGACTTGGTAACGCTTTGGCTGATAACAACGAAGTGAGCGGTTCTGCAGGACTTTTAGTTGCAATATTAATGCTCGCTGGAGGAATCGTTTCTATTGTGGTTAGAAATAAGGTTGGAAAAGGCGGCAATATTGCACTTATTGTGATCTTCGGTTTAGCTGCCGTGATGGGGCTAACAAATGCAGGAAGCTATACTGATTTAATTATTTGGTCTATTTGGTGCTTAATTTGTGCAGCGCTCGCTTTAGTTTCAATTTTAAAAAATCGTAAAAACAACTGATAAAAATGTTGTTTGCGAAAGCTTTTTAATTTGAAAGGGATTAGTATGAGTGATAAATATAGAAAGTCTTTTACGTTTGAAGGTAAGCGATATTTTGTTAGAGGAAAATCAGAGACTGATGCAATTATCAAAATGGCCAATAAGATACGAGACCTTGAAGAAGGTCGTGTAATGCTATGTGGTAGTATGCATGTAAAAGATTGGTACAACGAGTATGTAAAAACTTATAGAGTTGGATGCAAAGATATAACTCAAAAAAATTATGATTGCAAAATGAAAAAGCATGTTTTGAGCATAATTGGAGATTTACCACTCAAAGCAGTCAAGCCTCTTCACTGTCAAAAAGTTTTGAATTCACTCGAAGGTTACTCTGCTGATTCAATCAATAAAGTTTATCAAGGCATGTGTGCCCTTTTCCGTAGTGCCGTGGACAACAAGCTTATAATTGATAATCCATGCACAGGGTTGGTAAAGCCTTCAGGAACCAGGAGCAAAAGAAGAGCTATAACAGATTTTGAAAGAAAATACATTCTTGAAGTTGCTGACACCAACCCAAGATTTTTATTTTATCTTTTTATGCTTTTCTGCGGGTGCCGCCCATCTGAAGCAGCTGCGATTCGTGGAATGGATATTGATAGAGATAAAAAGCTAGTAAAAATTATCGCAACTAAAACAGGCAATAAGGAAAGGCTTGTGCCTATTCCTGATTATCTCTACGATAGGATTCCATCTAATTTAAATCCTTTTACAACAATCTGTACAAATACAGTAGGTAAAAAATTAGATGAAAGCGGAAGGCAGCATTTATGGAATGCATTTAAAAGAGAATTGAATTTGGCGGCTGGTTGTAAGATGCATAGAAATCAACTTGTTCCACCTTATCCTATTGCCGAGGATCTTGTGCCTTATTGCCTGCGTCATACATTCTGTACCGACTTACAAAAGGCAGGTGTAGACATAAGAGTTGCTCAATATTTAATGGGGCATGCATCAATTACGATGACAGCAGATATTTACACCCACATTGATGAAGAAACCATTGCAGATACAGCAACTAAAATGAACACACCTGTGCCATCAGCCGTGCCAAAATCGATGTAA